CGCAAAGGCCGCCACTGAGCGGTTTTTTTCTGGAGAAAAGTATGCCAATCACCCAGCAGCAATTGCTGCAGATCCTCCCGAACGCCGGCGCCCAAGCCGGCGTTTTTGTTCCTGTGCTCAATACGGCCATGAACGCCTACCAGATCGTTGGCACGCAGCGGGTGGCCGCGTTCCTGGCTCAGGTAGGGCACGAGTCCGGTCAGCTCCGGTCGGTGGTCGAGAACCTGAACTACGGCGCGCAGGCGCTGATCGCCACCTGGCCCAGCCGTTTTACCCAGGCCCTGGCCGCGCAGGTCGCCCGGCAGCCGGAGCAGATCGCGAACATCGCCTATGCCTCGCGCATGGGCAACGGCGATGCATCGTCCGGTGATGGCTGGGCCTTTCGCGGGCGCGGCCTGATCCAGATCACCGGGCGGGCGAATTACCAGGCGTGCGGTGATGCCCTGGGCGTGGACCTGATCGGCAACCCGGATCTGCTGGCCCAGCCGCAATATGCCGCGCTGTCGGCGGCATGGTACTGGGCAACCAATGGGCTCAACACCCTGGCCGACGCCGGGAGCTTCGACTCGATCACGCAGCGCATCAACGGCGGCCAGAACGGCGCGGCTGACCGCCAGGCCCTGTACGCGACCGCGCAGCAGGTGCTTGCGTGACGCTGCTGGGGCGAATCGCCCCCTACCTCGCCGTCCTGCTCCTGGTGGGGCTGGCGCTGTTCGGCGCTTACCATCACGGCGAGACACTGGCCAACGCTCAGTGGCAGGAGCGCTGGAATGCCCGGGATACTGCCGACCAGGCAGCAAAAGAACTCAACGAAAGCGCCGAGCGCGCCAAAGAGCAGGCCCGGCAACAGGCAATCAACAAGGTGGTGGAAAATGGTCAAGTGTTCATCGACACGGCAACTGCTGCCGTTGCTGCTGCTAATCGTGAGTCTGGCCGGGTGCGGGATGCAGCCGACGACCTTGCCAACCGACTCGCAGCCAGTGAAAGCCGCGGCAATTCCTGCACTTCCGCCGCAAGCAAGGCAGCTGCCAACGCCGCCCGAGTGCTCGCCGACGTGCTCAAGCTCGCTGATGAAAGAGCGGGAGTCCTGGCGGCAGATGCTGATCAGTCCCGCGCCCGGGGCGTGACGTGTGAAGCGGCCTATGATGCGCTATCGGACAAGCACTCCAGTGCAAACTGAACGCAGTATGTAGCAGGGCGATAAAGCGGGTCGGTAGGTTCGCGCAGGTAGTTGCGCAGCCCGGGCCAGGACAGGCCCAGCAGCTCGGCGGCGCCGCGCTGACTGACACCGGCCTGATCAATCAGTCCGCGCAGGTAGCTCGGGTCTGGATTGTGCTTGCTTGCGTCGGGTTTCATGCGTCGCCTGAATGCAGATCAGCCACTGCTGCAGCTTGGAATTGGAGCGCTATTGCAATTGCTGCCGGGCGGTCAATCTTGGCGCCGCTATCTACCAGCATGTCTAGGTGTGCATCAAAATCGTCTTCGGTCAGTTTTTCAATGTCGTTTTCTTGATCAACGCTGTCGCTCGCCGCATCCCAGGCGTAGTACCCAGCAATTATGTGGTCGATGGTTTGGATGTTGCTTGCGAAGAAAGCTTGGATTTTCATGGTCCGCTCCGTGGTTTCACCCGGCCTTTGTGGCCGGCATGGGTGTAGATTACTGGGTAACATCGTTACCCACAACTACCGTTCGTCGTGATGCGGTCGAATCTGAAATAGGGAAGGGTGTTCGTTCGGAAGGACGCCGGAGAATGACGGGGCTTGACGCCCCGCTGTGCCGATGGGTATCACCGGCCCTGGCGAAGATCTGCAAGCTTGCGGGTAAGATCCATGCTCGCCCTAGTTGCGGCGGCGTGTTCGCGTGCGCAATCCAGCATCCTTCCGCCGTGCCAATCCGCACTGGACTTACGAATCGCCCGCAGCGCCTTTAGCGCCTTCATCGTGCGAGCCAATTCGATAAGCGTCTGGTCAATCGTTTGGTCTTTGATCATTTCAGATATATCCATGCCGCCCTATGGCGGCAGAAGGTGGTTGATGTGTGGTTCAGGCCAGAAAGCGGTAACCGGTGGCCACGGCCTTGGCCGCCTGCTCGGTCTTGAACATCAGCTTGTGCTCCCCAGGCTTGCCCCAGGATTCGTATTTGACGTCTACCCACCAGTGGCTGAACTTTTTGTAGGGCTCGCTCAGGACCTGGGTGACGTAACAGTCGACGAGGTTCATGGCTACAGCCCTATGCGCAGGGAGCGCCCGCTACCAGGGTCTGGCGCGATGCCTCCCAGGCCCAAAGCGCAAGCCGCAACATCGGGTCGTTGTATGTGCCGTCCGGGCGCTTATGGTCGAGATTCCGCTGCGCTGCTTTGCGAACTCCGCTGCCCATCATGCGAGCCATCTCTCCCAGGTAGGCCTGTTCGAACTGTTCCTGCATTGTCTGTGTCATGGCTTAGGACCTCGGTAGATGAAGACGTAGGCGAACCAGAGGGTGGCGATCATGGCGTCACCGGTTCGGCCAGTGCCCAGCAGATCTGCCGCGCATATGGTGTTGGCACTCGCTTGACCTCGCCGGCTTTATCCAGGCGCTGCAACTGGCGGCGAACCCAGTCTGTTTTCAGCCCTTTGTGACCCTTCATGGCCAAGCCGTTTCGAATCACATAGGTCATTTGCTGGGAACCCCAGGTGATGATCTGTCCCTTGATTTCGGCGTCGGTTGGTTTTGGTTTGTTTGTCATGATCAGTCTCCCCAGCAGCTGAGTTCTTCGGCAATTTCCTCGGCGGGCTCGCCGATCTCATTGAGGCGCCCGTCGTACTCGTAGTTGTCGTAGATGGTGGCGCCGGTTTCCCAGCAGAAGGCCAGGTCTTTTGGCTTCCACCATCCCATCAGGCCGCGCATATGCAGCGCTGCCCTGAGAATCCAATACAGTTTTTTCATGCGAGCGCATCCTTGCCGCTATAGCGGCTGACTTGAAGGGGGAGGGGTTACAGAGAGGGGTTAAGGCGTTTCAGCTCGTCGAGGCAAGCGTTCCAGCCTTGCGCATTGATGCGCTCAGGGCAGTCAGCTTCAGGAACATTCATGCACTCAGGCAATACAATCTCTACCGGCGCGGGCTGCTCGGCGTAGAGCGCCTGCCATTCCCAGTAACCAGGTTTGTCGCTGAAGAACCATGGCTCAGTTGCGCTATGGCGGCAGCGATAAGCCACCGGCTCGCCCTGGGGCTGTAATTTAGAGAGCGTAGAAAATGCATCTGCCGCCTCAATGATCAGCGTTTTGAAACGTTCCGATATTGGATCGACATGATGCGCGTTCCTTAAATACTCGCGCAGTCGAGTTGCTATCGTTTTCATATCATTGCTGGTCATAATCAAACGTCCTGTCCGGTTTTTTTAGCGTACTGGCGAGCAGCATACATTTCGGATTCGGTTACCTTTCGAATTGATACCCATTGTCCATCCGGATGTCGCTTGAAGAGCCAGCCAAAGTGACCGTTTTCAGGATCAGTCATTATTGCATATTCGCCACCTGCGGTAGCGATCATTCCATTTATGCGATCAAGTTGGCCATGGGGCTGGGCGGCTGGCTTGTTTTTATCTTCCATTTTCATGCCCTCGTAAAATCGCCGTGCAGCTCGGCGCGCTTCTGATCGGCCCAGGCCTTGGCCTCGGGTATTGTCTTAAAAATCTTCTGGCTGTAAACGCCATCTTTACCGATTGAAACCTTGAAACTGCCATTGCGGATCTGATGAATGTTCTTCAATCCCAGCTTGTTGTTGCCCTGGGCGTTCGTATTCATCTTGTTCTGGCTGTAGCTGCATTCGCGCAGGTTGGAGAACGCATTGTTTGAACGGTCCATGTCGCGGTGATCAATCTGATCGGCAGGCCAGTCCCCAGTCATGTAAAGCCATGCAAGCCTGTGAGCTAGATATCTCTTACAGTCCACGCGAATCCACAGCCTTCCGTCACCATTCACAGATCCCGCTGGCGCTCCATCGCTAACGCGCTTGAATTCGCCGGTCAGGCCGTTGTATTCGATGAGTTGTTTCAGCCGGTCGGATGTTAAATCGGAGAGGATTGGTCGCATAGATTCACCTCACGCGGCACGCCGTCAATCGTTTGGTTGGTCATGGCTTAACCTCATGTCCTGTATCAATATTGCGAATGGAAAAGAGCCTGTAGCCTTCCGGCGTGTTCTCGGCGTCTTGCGCAGCTTTGGCAATCTCGCTTATGTCTTCAGTGCCGATCTGCTCAGATTTAACGCTGAACGTACGTTTACCGGCTTTAGGGTTGGTCGAGAATGCATGCGCCAACGAGTAACCGATAACGCGGTACTCCATGACAAACACCGTCATAAATCACCTCAGCAAATCAGTTGTGCCAGTGCCAGCAGGTACCAGCAGTAGGCGGGGAGTTGGGTTAGGAGACCTGATAAATTCATGATCTAGCGACCCATCCTGAAAAACTACGCGCACGTATTCCCATTGCCTAGGGAGGTAGGCAGCCGCTACAGCTAGGGCCAGTTTGTTAGATTTCATCGCCATCACCCTCTGCTGGCTTGAGTGCGTCCAAGATGTCGCGCAGGTAACCAGTAGCGATTGATGGCTGTCCTCCCGCACACTCAATCAGCCGGGTGACAAACGCTATCGCCGAATCCGCCCGATCATCCGCTTCGGTCAGGCGCTGCTGCAGGGCGTCGATGCGCTTGCGATGCAACTCGTTAAGCCGGTCAATCGCTTTCTGTGCCTGATTGAAAAGTGACTGATAGCGCTTTAGTTCAGCCAGTGCCGCGTCACGCTCGGCGGTTACCCGGTCGAAGTCCTCGAAAAAAACAAAGTCTCCTTCAAAAATCACATCCATACCACCGCCGTATTCAGCCATGTCATACCGCTTCACTTCACTCATGACCCACCTCCCCAGCTTTGGAGCGGGACTGGGCGCAGGCGAGCCAGCCGAATTTGAAATCTGACCAAGATACTGCCGTAATCAGCGCGTCAAAGCTGAATCTCGCCAGCATAGTTTCGACCGCCTCGTCGTAGATGGGTTGCGGCGGGGTTGTGGCGGCGTCGAGCACTGCCTTATAAAACTCACCGCCGACTTTACCGTATGCTGCATCCAGCATTTCCTGGGTTGGTTTAACCGGCACAAGTTTCCATTGGTTGCTCATACAGCCTCCCTCGTTACCAAATCATGGGCATTCACAACGGTCATGCCGAGCCGTTCGGCGATCAGGACTTCCAGGCGGGCACCCTTTGAATGCTCCCAGCCAGGCAGCGTGGCCACGGTGTCGCATTCCATCAGGGCGACGATGTCGCGGCGCATGCAGTCGTGCCAGGAACCGCCGTCCGGGTTCAACTCGGCAGGGTTGGTGACGGTGTGGCCGCCAGCGCGCAGGCTGGCGGTCATGGCGGCGAACGCCGGGAAGTTCAGCATGGGGCCACTGAGGTAGATGCGCTTCATGCTGTCTCCTTCGGCGTGTAGGTCAGCGTGCCGGCTATAATCGCTTCCTTGATGGCTTCGAATTCCCAGGCGTAATACTGCGATTCCACATAGACGCGCATCTCGCCGTAGTCGTGCTGCTTGCGCCGGATGAATGCCTCGGCCGCATCTTTTGTGAAGTGGCTATTCACGATCTCCCAGCGCTTGTTCCAGCCTGTAACGGTGTGATCGTCAAGCTCGCCGAGCAGCTCCCACTGATCATCGGTGTCGAGCTCAAGGAAGTCGCATTCGTTGTCCTGCTGGGTCCTGGCGTTCAATGCGGCCTGGTCTTCTTCATCGCAGTCCTCCCAGTATTCTTCAGGGCTGAACCACGAACAGTCCTCGCGATGCACGGCCAGGCCCTCCGCATAGTCCGGCTCAAAGCCGTAATCGATTCGCTTGGTCTGTACGGTGAACAGAGCTTCTGATGTGTGGTGCCACTTCACACCGGCGCCGTTACAGTCATGGCGAAGGCGGGTCACGAAGTCTGCCCAAGTCGCTGCGTCGAGCTTGTGACCGGTCGCCATGCTCGGTGCCGTCTCGGCGGGTTCGTTTTCTGTGGGCATGAGTCGTCCTTGGCCGGGTCATGCCCGGCGGGTGGAGTGTGGTTACAGTGAGATTTCGCCGGTATCGATCTTTCGAAGCTCCAGCACCTCTATGCTTTGCGTGCCGTCGCCATAGACTTAGGCCTCGATCAAAACTCTGCGGACGGGGCGGACGCGGAGCTCGTTGGTCTTGCCGTAGAAGTGCCGATAGCCAACATCGAAGGTCATGTTGAATGCGTAGTTGGCGGAGCGCTGCGAAGATGACCAGTAGTAGCAGTCCTGGGCGAACACCTCAGGGCAGTTCAGCCAGCCCTGGTAAAGCTCGGAGGCGGCCGGTAGGTAAAAGTCGTGATGTCCGTCCGCCTGATACTCGGCGCAGGCGTTGGCCGCCGGGTGCTGCACTTCGTCATCGCACAGCAAACGGGTATTGAGCAGGCCATCCGTCTTGCTGGTGCCCTTCAGCTCGGCCCGGTAGCCGCTCCAGGCGTGATCACCGATGTCCTGGGAAGCGGCGATCAGGTAGTGCGCCGGCACATCGCCGCGGGCTGCAACGAGGCCCATGTTGATGCCGCCCTCGCCTGGCCAGTATTGGCCGATGGCAGGGATATCGCTTGCCGCAATGGCCGGCGCGGCGGCGATGGCCAGGGTTGCCAGCTTCAGCACAACCCCCTCGTCCGGACTGCTGATAGTGAGATCACCACGGGTGTACGTGGTCAGTTCATTGGCGCGCATGAGATGCTCCTGTGAGCGAGATAAGTTGCAGGTAGCCGGCGCTTCCCGACGTGCTTCTGGTCTGAGCGCCGTCCTGGCGCTCCCGGGAATCACCTGCAGAAAAATCAATGAATGGGTGAATCACTGAATAGGAAGGCTGCGGACATGGCGCGCGAGCCGCTCGTCGTCCTTGTCGTAGTCGTTGAGCCAGCCATCTCCAAAGCCCATGCTGTAGGCGGTGTGGGCGGAGCGCTGCGTGCTCAGCCAGTTGAAGCGATCCTTGCGCAGGGTGATCAGACCATCAGCCTGGGTCGCCATCAGCAACTGGCCTTCGAGGCAGGATGGGATGAACGCCCCGAGTTCCAGAGCCTTCGCCGCGATCTTGCTGCCGGCCTCGGCCATCGCTCGGGTATTCGCTTCGCCGTCGCTGTAGCTGACGGCACCGGTTACCTCTTCGCCGTACTTGCCCCAGGTGCCACTGATCTCATCAGACAGAAGCACCAGAGCGCGCTCCTGGCCGTTGAGCCAGTAGCGGGTGACGAAGACGCCGCCTGCGAGCGGCTGGCCGCGCTCAGGGAGGTCGGTGGCGGCGACAACTTGCAAAGTTGCTTGGGTCATTGGTTTTCTCCAGGTGCATGCCGCCCTCCGGTAACCGGATGCAGCGAATAGGGTATGGGTTATGCTTCTTCGGCGTCGAGCCGTGATGCTTGGCGCTGGCCTATGGCGTAAAGTTCTGCCGCCACGTTTTCGTTAACTTTGATTTTGTGGCGCGAACGAAGAGCCTCGCGCGCGCCGTCCGGGCCGAGGGAGTGCACGTAGCGCAGAGAGCCGGCCATTACTGACGCCTGCTCGGTGTCCTCAGTCCAGGCCATAAGGTCGGCAAGCATCTTCTTTTCGCCCTGTCGAACACGGTGCCGCAATTCTTCCTCGCCGCGCTCTTTCCGCCTCTTGCTGCAATTCGCAGATCGAACCTGCTGATCCATGGCCATGGCCTACCTCTTCTATTCCGCTGGCCGGCAGTGCGAGCCAGATTTGACGTTTGCGTTGCTGGACGCGGGCTATGCGGCGCATGCAGCGACCTTCTGCTGATTCCAAGCTCCAACCGCTTCGAAGATCCGCGCGGCGTGCGCTTCGTCGAGCGATATCGCTTCCGGAATGGCGATCCAGCCGGAAGCCACAATCTGGCCCGGGTTCGCCGAATCACGCAGTTCCTTGTAGCAATGTTCAATCACGTCTTCCAGGTGGTCGGAGAGGTAGTTGCCGTTCGGCGCAACCTCTACCGACTTGCTGTAGCGGTCGCCGCGGGCATCGATACACAGGACGCTGAGGTAGATCGTCCAGCGGTGGGGGATGCCGCATACGGCCTGGCCGATCTTTCCTGGCGCAATGTTCTTGAGCGACTTGTAATTGATCATGCCCTGGCGCCCGCTGGGATCGATGTTGACGACTGCAACGTGATTGGTAGCGAGGAGGGCGCGACAGGATCGGTCAATGCGGGCCTTGAGATTGTGCGGCTTTCGCTTGCTCATAATGCGTCCGCCATTTTGCGCAGCGCTTGGCGCTCGGCCCGGGTCAGAACCCTGGGTTTGCGCTTGAGAACCGTGTCGGGGTCAATTTTCGTTGAGCGAGCAGGTGGCAGCGGGTTGCGCGGTGGGCTCTTGAGTTCGGCGATCCGTCCGCCAGCCGCCAGGAACGCTTCGATGTTCTCCGCAAGCTCGGCACGCCGAGGATCGTTCATTTTGATCATGCTGAGTTCGTGACTGATCATGGCGGCCTCACTTGATCCGGATTGAGCTGTCACCACGTTCAAGGTGCGCCCAGGCCGGTTCTTCAATCAGTTCGTGCTCGGCGTCATCGCCTGCCTCCACGCGTTTGCGCACAGCTTCATTGTGCTCGCGGATCTCCTTGAGCTTGGCTGCGATGGCATTCTTGTCTGGGGAAATGCTGGACTTCACCACGGTGAGATCGTCCGGGACCGCCTCCTCGTTGTCGATGATCACCCTCTCTTTTCCAGCGGACAGAGTGATAGTGAACAGCGGGCGCTTGATCGACTTGAGGTTGGCCGCCTCCATGTTGCGTCTCAGGTAGTCACCGATCTGAGCCACGCTATTTGACTTGATGCGCTTCAACTCGCTGAGCCGATCAATCTCTGCATCGATGGCAGTCACATCGCTCTCGATGTTCCGGCGCAGCATGACGATGTTGTCAGCCTTCACTTCGAAGTCGCCCTGGATCTCGTCCATGGCATGCTGCAAGGCCTCTTTCAGGCCATCATCGTCGGTATCGGCCATGGCCTGAAGCTCGACAAGCTTGCCGGTCAGTGCGTAGAGCTGCGTCATGCCGCTGTCTCCTGAGTGAATTTAGGGGAGAGGTCGCGCAGCTCTTTGGCGATGCGCTTGATGGCTGTATCGTCGTTACGGGCAGTCAGGCGGCGAACTGCGTGATCATGCAACTTCTTCAGTTCTTGCAGCGACTGGGCGCCCTGCATGGTGTCGACGACCGACTTGATGTAGTCCAGGCGCTCCTGCTTCTGGCGCTCGATCTCGGCTTCCTTGTCCTCGGCCTGCTCAATGGCCTGCTCAGCCTGAAGCTGCTGAACGTAGTCGCGGTCGTCGAACATGCCAAGGAACACGTCAGCGCTGAAGCCGAGCATTGACAGCGACTTCTTGATAGCGTCGGTCAGGGATTTCTTCGGTGCCTCGCCGTCGGTGGTGGTGCCGTATTTCGACTTGTAGAGGTAGGGCGTGCAGCCGTACTGCTCGAACTCCCCGCGCTCGCCGTCCTGCTTGATCCAGAACTTGATTTTGACGGTGTGGTTCAGTTCAAAGCCCAGGCTGACGCGCTTATCGCCTTCGCCGCTGAACATCTCGGCGCCAGGGTCGAACCGCTCTTCGAGAACAGTCCAGCCGAAGCCAATCCCGGCCGGCCCGAACACTTCGGTAGCCTTCATGATCATCGCAGTGCCGCTCAGGCTGGTGATCTGCTGGCCGCCGACCTTTGCGTCTTTCGTGAAGCGGGTGTCGGTCTTTTCGACCTGATCCCAGATCCGCATATTCGTGGACATGATTGCTCTCCGCGCCACTAGAGAGGGGCGCTGTGAAGTTGGGGTGTTGGGAGGACTTAAAGCGGTTCGCCGGTCAGCTGCTCGCCAATCGAAACCAGTGCATCGAAAAGGAAGTTCTGCATGGCGTAGGATTCATCGCGTAGCTTGTGACGCAGATGAATGAACTCTTCGATGAGCGTTCCACAGAGCATCTTCGTCCCCATCATGAGCGTGCGTTTGCTGATGAAGATTCGCTCGTTGTGAGCGCGACCCAGCACTTCTTCCCCCAAAAATTCAGTGACGATGATGGGGTACTCGTCGACGCTGTAGCCGATCCGCCGACAGAAGCTGATCGCTTTATCCATGCGCATCTGGTCAACGTTGTTCAGCGGCATGTGCTCAATTTCAGCAAGCGAGTCGAGGAGATTGCCACGACATGCCGTCACTGCTGAATGGTTCAGATTTTTTGTGAACGTCTTCGCGAGAACTCGAACAACGGTCGAAAACTCTTCGCTTGGTGATGTGTTGGAAAAGTCGATCGATCGCTCATAGAGTCCATCGCCGGCTGTAACCACCTTGGATATCGCGTGCTTGTCTGTGAGTCTGCTCAACGCTTGCCTGATGTAGTGGTCGGCGTAGAACGAATGCTTAATCGTCCGGTCCTCAGTCAGATCAAGCGAAGACTTGATGTTGTAGGTGTACATGGATGGGCTGGAAAGCTTCAGCGCCCGGATGCCTTTGTAGAAAACAAACTCCGATGCTCCGGCATGCACGTCCATCCCTTCAAGGGTATGCAGCGGCTCTGAACCGAGGATGATCTCGCTCCGGTTGACCCAGGCGTCGTGGAACTCTTTGCTTTTTACGATGATCAGGGTTTCATCTTCTGCTGGTTCCAGGCCCTTATCCGTCACAAAGCATTCGCCTTGCTCATCGAGGGTGTTGCAATACAGTTCGCGGAACGCCTGCCAGGTTTCCCAGGTCTTTCCTACTTCAGTTGTGAAGCCGAGCGCGTGGCCGTTCATGGTCACGAAAGTAAACTCGTCGACGCGGATCTTTTCCTGCCGGGTCCCGAACTCCATTTTATCCATACCGGCGTAGATAGTGATGGAGCCGCCCTGACGCAGAATAATGGAGATTGCGTACTTCAATCCGGTGCCGAAGAACCCGATAGCTCCCTCGCCTTCTTTGGAAGAAACACCAAAGGTTGTGATGCTTTTTGGGTCGATTACGCCTTTGTTTCTGAAGGCTACAATTTTGCTGGACATGACAATCCCTCGCCGCGCCGAGCGCAGCCTTGAAAATTCTTGGTTATGAGGTGATGCGGTCGGCGAGAGCGCTGAGCAGCATCAGGAAAGAGAGAAGGGCTGGTACGGGGAATGATCCGCGCCAGATCAGTAGGCACCGGGCGCGCTGGCGCCTGGTCATTTCCGCACCGTGAATGCCGGGATCTGCCGCGGATCGCCGTTCTCGTGGAACGCGCCGTACTGAAACATCGCAATGACCAGGCCGCAGATGAGTATCCACCAGAAGGCTTTCATAGTGCACCCTCCACCTGTTTGACTACCTGCAAAATCCCGGTGGCGTAGTCGGCTGGACGATCCTTCGCGGCAATCCGAAGATTTTCCAGCACCGTAGTGACGCCATCCTTTTCGAAGAACGCCTTGGGCATGCCGTCGATCGCCGACAACATCGCCACGGCGAAAATCTTGCCCTCGTTTATCTCAATCTGGCTCATGGCTTCATGATCCTCGAAATGACCTGCCTGACTACAGACATGGCGCTGATCTGGTCCTGGCAATGCCACGGCCTATCACATCCGGCCTTCAGTTCTTTCTCGCTGAGTGCGCAGCCGCTGCCGGTGATCCAGTAGTTTGGGCGCCAGGGCGAGTGTTGGGTTTTTGGTGGCTTGATCACGACATCACCTCACAACGCCAGCGGCCATTGACGCGGGCTGGCTGGCGAATCCATTTCACATCGACCAGAAACAAGAAGCCCTGCAGTTGCAGGGCCTTGGCCAGTTCTTTTGCAGTTTTCGCGATGATGATCACGGCGCCGTCCTCCGGATGTCGGCCACGAATTCAGCGGCCTGGGATTCATGAAAGCGATGAAAGCGGGCCTTGTAGTTGCCAAACTCGATGTCATTGATGGCGCCCAGGGCATAGGCCATTTCCATGGCCATG